ATGACCGAGAGCAAAATCCTCCCTGTCCTGCCGCTGAGAGACATCGTCGTCTTTCCGCACATGGTCGTGCCCCTGTTCGTCGGGCGCGAGAAGTCCGTGCGCGCCCTCGACGAGATCATGAAGGGCGAGAAGCAGATCCTGCTCGCCACGCAGAAGAACTCCGTCGACGACGATCCGGCGACGGACGCCATCTATTCGACGGGCGTGCTGGCGACGGTGCTGCAACTGCTGAAGCTGCCGGACGGCACCGTGAAGGTGCTGGTCGAAGGCAAGTCGCGCGCGCGCCTGACCCGCTTCACCGACCGTGAGGACTATTACGAAGCCGAAGCCGTCGAGATCGACGACGAGGCCGGCGATCCGTCGCAGAGCGAAGCCCTGCTGCGCGCCGTGATCGAGCAGTTCGAAAACTATGTGAAGCTGAACAAGAAGGTTCCGCCCGAGGCCCTCAGCGCCATCCCCCAGATCACCGATCCGTCCAAACTGGCGGACTCGGTCGCCGCCCATCTGTCGGTCAAGATCGCCGACAAGCAGGCCCTGCTCGAAACCGTGGTCATCCCGACCCGGCTGGAGAAGGTCTATGGCCTGATGGAAGGCGAGATCAGCGTCCTGCAGGTCGAGAAGAAGATCCGCAGCCGTGTGAAGCGGCAGATGGAGAAGACCCAGCGCGAGTACTATCTGAACGAGCAGATGAAGGCGATCCAGCGCGAGCTGGGCGAGACCGACGACGCGCGCGACGAACTGCTGGAGCTGGAAAAGCGCATCAAGAAGACGCGCCTGTCCAAGGAGGCCCGCATCAAGGCCGAGGCGGAGCTGAAGAAGCTGCGCAACATGTCGCCGATGTCGGCGGAATCGACCGTGGTGCGCAACTATCTCGACTGGCTGCTGTCGATCCCGTGGTCCAAGACCAAGCCCAAGCCCATCGACCTGCAGAAGGCCGAGGACATCCTCGAAGAGGATCACTACGGCCTGGAGAAGGTCAAGGAACGGATCATCGAGTATCTGGCCGTTCAGGCGCGCACCGGCAGCCTGAAAGGGCCGATCCTGTGCCTGGTCGGACCTCCGGGCGTCGGCAAGACCTCGCTGGCCCAGTCCATCGCCAAGGCGACGGGGCGTGAATACGTCCGCATGTCGCTGGGCGGCGTGCGCGATGAGGCTGAGATCCGCGGCCACCGCCGGACCTATATCGGCTCCATGCCCGGCAAGATCATCCAGTCGATGAAGAAGGCGAAGACCACCAACGCCTTCGTCCTGCTGGACGAGATCGACAAGCTGGGCGCCGACTGGCGCGGGGATCCGTCCTCGGCCCTGCTGGAAGTGCTGGACCCGGCCCAGAACTCGACCTTCGGCGACCACTATCTGGAGGTCGACTACGACCTGTCGCCGGTGATGTTCGTCACCACGGCCAACAGCCTGAACATGCCCCAGCCGCTGCTGGACCGCATGGAGATCATCCGCGTCTCCGGCTACACTGAGGACGAGAAGGTCGAGATCGCCAAGCGCCACGTCCTGCCCAAACAGCTCAAGGACCACGGCCTGAAGGACGGCGAACTGATCGTCCCCGACGAGACGATCCGCGACCTGATCCGCTACTACACGCGTGAAGCGGGCGTGCGTTCGCTGGAGCGCGCCCTGGGCGGTCTGGCACGTAAGGCGGTGCGCGAGATGGCCAAGACCAAGGCGGCCTCGATCACCGTGGATGCGGCCAAGCTGGCCGAATACGCGGGCGTGAAGAAGTTCCGCTATGGCGAAACGGACGCGGAAGATCAGGTCGGCATCGTCACCGGCCTGGCCTGGACCGAGTTCGGCGGCGACATCCTGACCATCGAAGCCCTGAAGATGCCGGGCCGCGGCCGCATGACCGTGACCGGCAACCTGAAGGAGGTCATGAAGGAGTCGATCTCGGCGGCGGCGTCCTACGTCCGCAGCCGTGCCCTCAGCATCGGCGTCAAGCCGCCGGTGTTCGAGAAGACCGACATCCACGTCCACGTTCCCGACGGCGCCACGCCCAAGGACGGCCCCTCGGCCGGCGTGGCCATGACGGTGGCCATGGTGTCGGTCCTGACCGGCATCCCGATCCGCAAGGACATCGCCATGACCGGCGAGATCACCCTGCGCGGCCGGGTCACGGCCATCGGCGGCCTGAAGGAGAAGCTGCTGGCGGCCCTGCGCTCGGGCGTGAAGACCGTGCTGATCCCGCAGGAGAACGAGAAAGACTTGGAGGACGTGCCCGAAAACGTTAAGGCCGCCCTGGAGATCGTGCCGATCTCCACCGCCGACGAGGCGCTGAAGTGGGCCCTGACGGGCACGCCGACCCCGGTCGAGTGGGATGAAGCGGCCGAGCCGATGACGCCGACGCCGCCCGCCCCGACGGCGGGCGAGGGGGCCAGCGTCAGCCACTGACGCCGGGTCTCTGATCCGATGAAGGACGGCGGTTCGGGGCGACCCGGACCGCCTTCTTTTTGACCCGCCCGCCGACAGAGGCTTAAGTGCGCGCTTCGTTTCGCGAGGGGAGCCGCAGACATGACCAAGACGGAACTGATCGGCCGCATGGCCGAGGCGGCGGGCATCAGCCGCGACCAGGCCAAGCTGGCGCTGGAAGCCTTCACCGATCACGTGACAGGCTCGCTGGTTCAGGGGCGCGACGTGCGCCTGGTCGGTTTTGGCAGCTTCGTCGCCGTGGACCGCAAGGCGGGGGTGGCCCGCAATCCTCAGACCGGCGAAGAGATCGCTCGTCCGGCCTCGCGCACCGCGCGCTTTCGACCCGGCGAAGGCTTGAAAAGCGCCTTGAACGGCTGACCGTCACAGGGCATGAAGCCTGTCTCGACGATGAGTCGGATAATGTGGGCGGCTAGCTCAGCTGGTCAGAGCATCTCGTTTACACCGAGAGGGTCGGCGGTTCGAACCCGTCGCCGCCCACCACCATCTCTTCAAACCCAAGTCCCGCCTGAAATCCTTGCAGCGCGGGGTTTTTCGTGTCCATAACCTTGGTGGAAACCTGGTGGAAAATGGGCTGATGGCAAGTCGTCTTTGGGGCACTTATCGGATCAAAAACCCGAAGACGGGCCGGCTGGGGCAGACCTATTTCGTCCGTCGCGACGTCCCCGCTGACGTGCGCGAACGCCTGGGGCGCAGGGTCTGGAACGAGACGACCGGCACTAAGGACCTGAAGGTCGCCTTGGCGTTTGCCGAGGCGCGGTGGAGGGAATGGTCAGAAGAAATCAGACAGGCCCGCGCGCTCGGCGCCGGGCCGGTGTTGCAGGCGGGACACGTCTTGGTTGCTGTCGACGAGTGGCGCCGGCGGCGGTGTCGGGCGGCTTCCGGCGCCGGTTTTTTGGACTTGGTTGTTCAACGCGGGGTGGCCTCCTATCTGGCCGCACCGATCAGCGACAACCTTTCTGACGATCTGAGCGGCGAAGACCTGAACTCGGCCGACTACTATTTTTCTCGCCATCAGAAGGCGTCGCGCGCGGTTGAAACACCGGTAGAAATCCAGATGCTCGTGGCGCGCTTGGTCCCGGCTCTGACCGACGACCGCGCTTATGCGAGTATAGAGGGGTTCGATCAGGCCATGGATGCGGCCATCGCCGACGGTGGTGGGTTGGGGGTGATGGCACCCTCGACCCGCGCCTCGACTAGGTCGGCGTTCGCGAGGGCCTGGCTGGAGGTGGTCGAAGCTGAGGAGGCGGAGCGCCGACGTGCCGCCATGGCTTTGGCCGCGAGGGCGCCTGACAACGCGCTGCGCGAGGCAGTCGGCCGCCCTGTGTTCCAGGCTCGGGTGGGAGACCTGACGGTCGGGCAGGTCATCGACAAATATCGGGCCGAACGGGACGGCGACGACACCGAGAAGCAGTACGGCCACGTCTTCCGCGCGTTGAAGCAACTGGTTGGTGCTGAAAAGCCGATTCGTGCGGTCACGCGCGACGATGTTCTGGAGATTCGCCGAACCCTCGCGCAAATCCCGAAAAACATGACTAAGCTGTATGGGAAGGACGTCGAAATTCTCGACGCCATCGAACGGGGCGCAGCTGACGACAAGCCGCGCTTGGCGCCGAACACGCTCCGCAGCTACGTGGTGAATTTGTCGGCGGTGCTGAATTTCGCCCGGAAGCAGTTGCAGGCTATCGACACTAATCCGGTCGATGGCCTGATCCCGCGCCGGGAGAATCAGGTCGAACGCCGCGCCTTCACCCCGGCTGAACTGGAGAAGGTCTTCGGCGCCCTGGGGGATCAGCGCGAAGCCGACTCCGCTCATTATTGGGTGCCGGCGCTCTTGACGTTCTCCGGTTGCAGGGCGAACGAAATTTGCCAACTGCGTGTCGATGATGTGGACCGGACTGACGACATCGACTTTATCGACCTGACCCTTTTTGGCCGGGACGGGGTACGGGTCCAGGGCAAACGCCTGAAGAATTCCAGTTCGGCGCGGGCGGTGCCGGTTCATGGCGAATTGATCCGCGCTGGTTTTCTGGACTTCGTCGAGCGGCGTCGAGCGGCTGGTGAAGAGCGGCTCTTCCCCGATCTGAGCCAAAACGCCTTCGGGCGGTACAGCCACGAAGTGTCCCGACAGTTCGGTCATCTGCTTGACCGCGTCGGCCTGCCTGAGCCGTCGTTGGTTCTTCACGGCCTGCGCCATGGCTTCCGTGACGCTTGTCGTGATGCCGGGCTTCCAACCGAGATCGCGGATGGTCTGGGCGGCTGGGCCGGACGCGGTGAGGGCGAAGGCTATGGCTCACGGGCCGGGCTCGCGCGCGTACAGAGCAATGCGCGCCATATGGCGAAGCTGACGATGGGCGGCTTCAAGCTGCCGAGCTAATCCGGGAGTCAGTGGATGATTTCGACGCGGTCCATCTGGCAGTTTTCTCCTGCGTAGGGGATGCCTCGCGCAGAAAGATCGACCTTGATATTCTCGACCTCTCGGTTGTAGCCGCACGGCAATATCACAGTCAGCGGTATGTTCTGTTCCTCGGCCAATCCCATAACAAACTTCGCGATCGACTGTCGGATCATCTGCTTATCGGCCTGCAAGCCGCGCACGCGACCACTCCTTGCCCCGTATCCCTCCGTAGATAGATCGCCGTTCAGAACGTGCGGACGGGGGACCTGCTGCTTCCCCCAGAAATCCGTTCCAGCGATGTAATTGAACGGATTGATGAAATCCAAGGGCACGAAAAGCGTCGACCACAAGGTGTACTGATAGGCTTGGCGCCAGGCAGTTCGTTGGTCTGCGGCTCCAGCATAATTGGCGAGGCCGGCGGCGAATACGCCCGCCGTCAACCAATACGCTGCTGCTGCGTCTTCCTCCACCAGACCCACGTACTTAAGCATGAAGCCGGCATCTACCGTTTGCTGGGACATGACGCGCCCTGAGCGTCGTTCAACTATTCGATATATTGCACGGCTGCGGCTATCGAAGTCGGCACCGAAGAAAGAGCCCCGGAGTTCGACAAACTCAATTTGCAAGGCATAACGAGCAGCAGCTGGTGATTTTGCCAGCATTCCAGATCGGTCCAAGGCCGTTTCGAGCATAGGCCTGAACTGATTCTGGTTAGCCTCCGCGAACCAGAAGGAATACTGCGACATACCCGAGACGTAGTCGATAACGACCGAACCTCGAAGCGGGTGGTGATCAGGGATGCGGAAGGCCTGGCCGGTCGGAAGGTCAGGGCGTTGGAGCGCCACCCGAGTTGCTTGAGAGGCGCAACCGCCGACACCGATCAAGGCAGCGGCTATAACCGCAATGGTGATAGAAGCACGTCGTTTCATCGCGACCCCCGGAATCCGAACTCCGCTTATGGCTGGGGTTCGTCACTATCTGCTTAATCAGATGTAACGATGAGATTTCGTATTAATGCGAAAAATCAGAGTTGTTTTTGGGCCAAGGCACTAGGGTTAGCGGCCGTGGGGGCGTCAGCTTTAGAGACAGCAACCCGTGGAAGCAGATCAGGGCTGCCTCGGCGCGACCGTCGTCCTTCACGCGGCTGAAAATGCCGGCAGCCGCAGGGAATAGCTGTTGGGCGCGCGCACGGGCTTGGTTTTTATCGCGAGGAACCTGAAGCGCGGACTTCCAAACAGTGGGACGGATCATGGTAAGCGCGGCTGTCGCGGCGGCGGCACCCAAGACGATGCCAAGGCTCCGTCCAAAACTGAAGCTGGAGGCGACGCCAGCCTGGGGAGAGGACCAGACGTCCTCGATGAATGCGTAATCGGCACCGGCGACTGCAATGGTTTGGGAGGTCATCGTGGGCGAGACGGCCTTGCGGTTTGCCTTTCCGACTTCCTGCGGCATGTCGACTACCGCGAGGGTCCAGCAGGTCGTGTCAATCAGAGCCACGGCGCCGGTGATGCCGGGGTCGATACCCAAGACGCGGCTCACCAGTCTGCATCCTCAGCGCGAGCGCGGGCAGATCGGTCAGCGTATTCCACCACCGGGTCCGAGGAGATGTAGTCCCACTCGGGATGAAGCATCTCGGAGCGGCGGCGGACCGGGCGGTCGGTGAAGGGAGAATGGGATCGGAGCGGTGAGGCAGGTGAGGGATTCAAAAGTGGGTAGGCTCATGGGCCAGCGGTGTCGCGGGCGGGCAGTCACCGGCAAAGGGCAGGGGACGTCACGAATTGTCTCACGGTTCGAATTGTACGCAAGAATTCAATGTTCGGCGCACTGTTTCGCGCGGGGTGGCGTGGAGCCATCGGCAAATATAATATGATGATCACCCGCCCGCTTTTGAATGCCAGCGACCTCGCAGAGTGGGCGCGCGGCGAAGGCTTCCAGGACATTCGACCAGAGGGCTGGCATGTCAGCCTAGCGCGAACTCAGTCTCGGACGACCCGACCGGCGCTGGTTGGTGGCGAGGTCGTCGTCATGGCTGGGAACGTCGGGCCAGCGCGCTAGCTGGGACCATTCATGGCGATGATGTTTGAGTGCGATGTTCTCAGCCGGCGCCATGCGCAGTTGCTGGCGGCCGGCTCGACATGGGATCATCAGGTCTTCAGACCGCACGTCACGTTTGCGAGCGGTGTGTGCGGGCGCGGACTGAGGGGCTTTGAAGGATGTCTGGTATTCGGACCAGAGACGCTGTCTGGCTTCTGACCACCGGCACCAGGACGATCCACTCGTGCGCTTCGCGCCCTCGTGGCCGGCTTCGCCGGCTCACCTTCGGTCTCCCTCGCTTGGATTGGCCGTGTCCAGGTGTCCAAACCGTGTCCAGGGAGGGCTGGACACCGCTGTGGACACCGCAAACCCAGTCGTGGCTTGACCAGAGAGCCCGTGTCCACGTGTCCAACGATTTTGCGTCAACCCCCCCGGATATAGAAAACACGTTGGACGGCGGCTTAGACTCCTAATTTATTCTCTATTCTCTGAGATGAGAAAATGACTGGACACACTGGACACGGGCTCTCTGGTCAAGCCACGACTGGGTTTGCGGTGTCCAATGGGGTCTGGACACCGCTGGACACGCTGGACACCAAACTCAGTCAGCCTCTCGTTCGACGGTGAAGCCGATGCCGAAGCGGGACGAGAACCGGTCCTGCCACCCCCTGCGCGCAGCGAACTGGTAGAAGCGCTTGCGTGAGCCGCGCGGCCCTCTGCGGACCTCGGTCACCTCGCCGTGGCGCAGAAGCGCCTTCAACGCCACGCCGGCGCCGCCGCTTGACCCGCCATACCGCTTGACGTGCGAAGCGTAGCTGGACCGCACGATCGCCTGATCGATCTCCAGGGGCTCGTCGAGTTCCCACTCGTCGCCCAGTTCGACTCCGTCTTTGTCGTCGAAGGCGCCGGTCTGGAGCACCCCGTAGACCCAGAGGTCTTCGTCGGACAGACCTTGAAGCTTCTGATCCGACAGGGCGTCGGTGTCCGGCGCAGCGTAGGGCGTGAACCCAGTCAGGTCATAGGTCATCAGGTAGTCGAGGAAGGCGGCGATTCCGCCCGCGTCGGCCTCATCGTTCAATGCGTTGAAGTAGGCGATCCGCTCGGGGTCGTTCATCGGCCGTCCTGCGAACAGATCGTGGGTATAGAGGACGAACCACCGCCGCTCGCCGTCGGAGGCCGGCACGACGTGGCCGTCGTTCGAGACCAGGAAGAAGCGGGTAAAGTTGGTTTCCTGGTACGCATCCAGGCCTTTCTTCTCGGTCAGGGCGGTCTTTGCGGTGATTACGTCCTTCAGCGGCCCTTCGCCCTTGCGATCGGCGCCAAACGTCACTTCCTCCGCCTGGCAAAACAACATGCCAGCCAGGTGGGCGTTGAAGTTGGAAACCAGGTGCTTGGCCTGCGCGATCTTCACCGAATGCTTCCGACCAATGGCGCGCCGGACGAAGTCCGCGACCGTCGACTTGCCCGACCCCTTCGGGCCGACAACTACCGGCGCCACGCCCGGCTTCTCGGTCGGGCGCTGGACCATGTGGGCAAACCACTGCGTCAGATAGTGGGCATGGTCCGCGTTACCTGCGCAGACCGAGTTGAGAATGTGGGCTTTCAGCAAAGAACAGTCGCCCGGCTCTGGCGCGATTTCGATCCCTTCCCACGTATTCAGGACGTGGGACGGCAAGCTGTTGGACGGGTCGCAGTCGATGCCCTTCCAGGTTTGACGCCGGTCAGACTTCAGCAGCAGGTCCAGGGCGTCGACCCACTTCAACTTCGGCTCACCGTTCTTGTCGGTCCCGACCTCAATTTCCGCGCGGTAGGGCTTGAAGAACAGCCGCGCCTCGCTCTCGCTGAAGAAGCCGAGACCGTCTTCGGCTCGCACCACGATGCGCATCTTGTTGCCCATTTTCACGACGCTCGCGACTTTTCCCAGGGCGTCGATCGCGTCGTCGGCCGCCTTCGGACCCTCGAACAGGCATTTTTTAGGGTCCCAGCCGTCGAGGCCTTCCAAGACGCCGTCGATGGCGACGCCGCCGGCCTTACGATGCGTCTTTTGGACGGTGGACTTCACCACGGTGGTCGACGCCGACAGACCGGCGAACTCAGCCAGGGCGGCTTCGACATCGACCTCTTCATCGGCCGGCTCGGCGTCGTCGTGATCCAAGCTATCGAAGCGCGCGACGTCCTCGGCATCGAACCAGCCGTCGTTGACCATCTTGTTGAGGTGGTCCAGCCGGTCCCGGCCAGCGCACGAACCATGGAGGCAGGTGATGACGAAGCCGTCACCGCGCCGGCCGTCGCCAGCATTCGCGACGTAGCAGCCCGTGTCGTCCTTCTCGGTCGAGTTGCTGTGCCCCGCCTCGAACGGGCATCGGATCGTCAGGTGCTTCCGGCGCTTCTCCTTCTCGCCATCGGGCAGGGTCACCCAGGTCGCCGCACCAGACCAGCCGCGCAGGCGCGCATCTTTCGTCCGACCCTTCTTGTCGGGGTTGAAGCGCTCGACCAGCAGGTCAGCGATGTCGAACCCGGCAGCGTATTTCTTGGCCCAGCGCTTCCCGAAGGCGCCTTCCACAGCCCTGGACCCGCGCTTCACCGCGCGCACCTGACGCGCAGCCGGCGCGGCCTCTTCGTCGACATGCCAGTCGGCGAGAAGCTGATCCACGTCGACCAGGTCACCACCGAACAAATCGATCCGCCAATCTTCGCGGCTCGCGGGATGGCTAGGGAGATACCAAAGGCGGCTGGCGCCCGTGCAGGCCTGATCGAGCGGCAGCCCGCCGAGCCGGCGGGCAAGCGCGCGGGGGACGTTGCGCCAGATGTCGAGCCCGGAAGCATCATCCGAGTCACGATCCGCAATGACGAACGGCGCGAACAACGGGAGGATCACGCGCCATTTCGGAATCGGCGCGTGGGAGATGACCACGTTCTGGGCCGCGCCTTCGCCGACCACCTCAAACGTCATCGACGCGACGATCTCGGGCTCTAGGCCCTTCTCGGCCATGCGCTCCCGGACCACCGCCTGGGTGATCTCTTCATCTTCGCGGCCGACTTCGGCCAGCCAGTTTTGAATCGACGAAAGCGACTCCACGGTGGTCGTCTTCAGATGACTGTGGGACGACGCCATCACGGCCATCAGGCCAGTGTCGGCGATAGCCTCGGCAAGCACGTCACCATCGATCCCAGAGTCGAAATCCAAACCGACGAAGTGCATGGCCTCGACGGATTCCAGCAACCGGCGGCCCGGCTTCATCTGACCCAGCACCACGGCCGGGCCATCCTTGCTTGCCGCCTCGGTGTGGCGACAGAAGACGTCGAGCACGCGGCCGCGCGTCATCTCGCTCGGCGTCCAGTTGACCGACTTGCGGTTTGCGCCGCCAGTGATCGTCACCTTCTCCTGAAGGCGCGGGTCCTCGAAATCGAAGACAGTGCGGATGGTCGCGTCCCGGTGCTTTCCCAGGGCGGCGGCGACGGAGGACGCAGGGCGCGCGACCACACCCGGCGCAGGCACAGTCCCGAACGCATCAGCCAGCACGGCGAGCGCCGTGTGGTGAGCACTGTCAAAATGAGCGAGCACCCAGCCGTTCGCGCGGGGCGTCGGAATCGGGTCCACCAGCGGATCAACCGCCGCGCCACCCATGGCTGCGGCCAGGGCGATGGTCTCGGGGGCATCAGCCTGGAACGTCTCAGTCAATGCGTAGACCGAGAAGACCTTGCACCCCTTCGTCAGGATCGCGGTCGGCCGGACCGCCAGTCCCGGTGCCAACATACCGGTCCAGGCGTCGTCGGTGGGCTCTTCCGACAAGGTATAGAGGAACGGCACGGCGCCGCTGGCGGTTGTCGCGAAGAGGTAGATCGGTTCGTCGCCAGCCGCTTTCTCGAATGGGGTGAGGTCGTCGCCAACGTCTTCGGTGACGTCACCGTAGGTCAGCCGGAAAGGGTCTTGGGTCGCGCCATACAGGGCAGCGACGAAGTCCGCCAGGCCGGCGGTGGCTGGGGGTTCGGTGGTCACTTCAAGGGGTCTCGGCTGGGCGGGGTGAGTTCAGGCGGGGGAGGCGTCCCACCAGGCGAACCGGGCGGAGACTGAAGCCAATCGGGGTCGTCGCCCTCGAACAACGGGACGAGGCGGGGCGGATGAGGGCGCGGGATCATCAGTAGACCCGCTTCTGAGTAGTCCACGCACGGGGCGCGAAATGGTCGCCAGCAATGTTGGCGACGGCCACGGTCAGGTCTGCCCCGGCATCAGGATGATGCAGAAAAACGGTCCAAGAGGCGCGCTTCCCCTTCCGTTTGAACGTCAACGTCTTTCGGGTCCAGTGCAGTTCGACGGTCTCGGAGGCGGGAATACCTTCCATGAGCAAGGCGTGGGGCAGGTCCGTTTGACCGTCAGCTTCGATTGGATAGTCGAGGTCGAAGTAGAGGCGGTCATCGACGTCGCGCAGAGCCGTGGCGACCACCTTCACTACCTCTTCCAGCCGTCGCCCTGGCTTTCCGATCTTCCCCATCTCAGGATCGCCGGCGCCTCGCCGACGCCATCCTTCACGCTTGACCGCGTGAAGCGCCGCCTGCACCGCGTGGAGATCGACGTGCTCGACCTGAACGCTGTCGTCGGCTCGATTGGACGTGACAGCGACGCTCATTGATCCGCCTCCAGCGCAGCGGTGTGCGCGGCCAGCCAGGCTGCGATCCGATCTGCACGCCACACCATTTTCGCGCGCGGCGTGAAGCGCGTCCCGCGCGGGAAATTTCCGACGCGGGCGGAGCGCTCGACGCTTTGGCGCTGGATGCCGGCCGGCATCAGCCAAGCGAATGCGTCGAAGTCGATCAAGGTGGAGCCCGGCAAGTCAGCCGGATGGATAGAAGCGGCGCCGAGCGCCGATTGACGGGTATCAGACATGCGTCCTCGTTCGCCCGCGCACGGGCGTTAAAAAGTCTCATCGAGACAAGGTGAGAAGCGGCCGGAATGCCCTAACCGCCGGTTAAATGCGATCGGGATGACCTGGCCGATAAAGCATATATAGCAAAAGCTGATGGCTGCGTCAAGAATTATCGTTTGTCAACACTCTCGCGCCAACTAATCATGTTTCTTGTCAACTATCTCAAGCCAAACGTGATCGCATTCAATGGCAACAGTCTCGTGCCAACTACTATGCGCATTTAGTTTCTTTACTGTATTTTTGGGACTCTCACTTGCGCGCTTCGCGCCCTCGTGACCGGCTGCCGCCGGCCCACCTCCGGTCGGGCAGGGCGGGCCGACGCCTTCCGTGTAGAGAAACCGCTTCGCTGATCGATGTCGTGACGGAACGCTATTTGTCGACTGAGCCCATCCATCCTGGACCGGGGCAGTCACGAGGAAAGACCACATGGAAGAGACCATCATGACCACCGCCCTCACGACGATCGATCGCGACGCCCAAGCCGGCTTCGCAGCGCTTACCGCCGCTTGGGAGGCCTGCTCGCCGTCGCAGCGTCTCGAGTTCGAGGCGGTGGTCCGCTGCGAGTTGCCGGCGTTCTTCGACGAATGGATCGCTGCGCGCGCCTGATCTCAAACGAGAAAGGCCCCCGGTTGCTAGAGCCGGGGGGCATCATAAGGGTCTAGCCTGGTGTTACTTTGTGTCTGGCACGACCGGGGCTGGGTTGCTTGCGGGGGTAACCGCAGGTCCGGGCACGGCAAAAGGGCTGGATATGCCTGCCGTTAATGCTCGGTTCTGATAGTATTCAGTCGTAGTTTTGTATGTTAATATCACGCCTATCATCAGCAATATTGTTGAAAGAGCGGCGTATAGTCCAGGAATTGTGTTGGATGATGCAATAGTATTCAATGCGCTTGCGAAGCGTGGAAATTTGTTAATGATTGAGAATGGTCGTTTAGACTTAATCTCAAGTGCGGCCATGGATAGTAAAGGGTAAATTCCGCCTGACGTCATACCTAAGAAAAATGACTGCGCAGCTTGCTCGACGGATTTGTAATCCATGAGGGGGGAGTCTGGTTTCGATATGAATAGAACAATGGCGGCGAATCCAGCACTGTTTGCAATCGTGATATTGGTCAGAAATTTTCTGGCCCAATATCCGAACTCCTCTCTGTGAGCCCCTTCCTGATTGGCGTGCTCATTGGCTTTCTGCTGGGCTTCGGCCACTTGCCGTTGGGAACTGGCGACCTCCCTTTGCGCATCGGCTAGCTGCATGGTCGCAAGGGTCGCCTCTATCGAGCGAAGTTCCTCCACGTTCCGCGCCGCAGTCTGGAAACGTGATGAAGTGGCATGGCCTCCGTTAAGGGTGTCATGGTCCATCGCCTCCCTTTCGATCAACTGGTCGCGCCTTTGATTCAGGCGTTGTCGAATGTCGGTCATTCTTCAGCTGCTCTCCCCAGGCAGAACAATCGCCGTTACGTAGTTCCGTGGAGCGGTGCAGGCGAGCGTTATTTCCTCGCCAGCAATTCGTGATATGGCGCGCCCCGTTCGCCCGCCTCAGCGCGAGTCAAAACCCGCGTCTGAAAGGCCGATGAGATCACGACCTTGATTTCGCGATGGCGGATGCCTTCGTCGAGCGACTTGGCCGTGTGCTCGATCTGGTAGAGGTCATCGCACCATTCGGTGCTGTTGATCTCGATCAGGCCTGGCATCAAGTCTGGGTCGACAGCTGCGGCGGCGTTCATGGCGTCCAGGGCGTCGGCGAGGTCTTGAGGTGTCATGACGACCGTGTAGCCGAGTCGGGCGGCCGGCGGCATGACATCCCCAAACGAAAAAGCCCCTCGGCTAGAACCGAGGGGCTGGATTTCATCTTTCCACAACGACCACCACCGGCCGCTCTCGTAAGTCTTTTTGAAGTTGGCGCCCCTGGCGCTCGACATGCTGCTGCGCCCAGAAAGCGTTGTCCTGTGCGATGTCTTCCTGCCAAGACCCTTTCCACTGAGGACCGTAGACAGCACGCTTCGCGGCTTCCCAGCGCGCGATATTTTCGACCGTGGGAGACCGACGCATTGCGATCGTAGCCTCGTGCGCTTCGGTTTCGCGTGCAAAGCGAAGCTTCTCCGCCTTACGAAGCGCCTTTTCAGCAGCATATTCCGGGCTGGCTTTATACTCAGCGCTACCTTTCCGAAAATCTCCGATCAGGACGAAAAGCGCCACGACGATGCAGCCGCAGAGACCGTAGAAAATTTTGTAGCCAGTCGACATGTTGAGCGTTCCCCTTTGGGTGACTGTTACAGAACTCTGTTTTCCGACCGGTAAAAAGGAGGGTTAACGGTCTGGTTTAGGTCGGCGATGCCGGTTCGTGCGGGGTCGACAGCTGGGTCGTCAGCCGTGGTTGGCGAGCGCCAGTCCGTCGCCTCTCGGCACGCCAAGCGATCATAGGACGAACGGGCCTGGGAAGATGTGGCCGTAATTGATCAAGCCGGCGATAAGCCACGCGCGTTTCGTAGCGGCGATATATTTCGCACTAGTTTTCTAACTGCGCAAAAAACTTTGCCCATAAATCTTGACCAGATGGTCGGAAATGGGTAAGCCAACGGCGCACTTCCGGTAGATAGTTAATTACTCTTGACGTGGCACAACATCCGCGCGAGAAGCAAAACAGGCTAAGCATTTCGCCTAGCCTGCTCGCCCGGCCACGGTCGGAACAGCGGTCGGGGTGGTCGTTAGTTTGCACTTAATGGCTATTCCTCCGTGCGGGCTTTTTCAAGTCCGGCCCAAGGAGGGCCAAAAACCATGACGTATAAACCGGGCGATATCACTCCCCGTTCAGGCCAGTATGAACGAGTTGGTCCTCGCGGCGGCTCTACAGGGGTTGAGGTGACCTCTGTTCGTGGCAAGCCGTTGCCCCCGACACCTCAAGCGGGGCAGGGGTATCGACTAGTCGATCCCACTCGACACAAGAGGTGATCGCTATGAGTAGTCTGACTATGCGCCAGATGCGTATCGCCAAATTGGCTCTAAGGCTGCGCTATTACCAACACACGATTGCTTCGTATTTCGGGGTTAATCAGGGGCGGATTAGCGAGTTCAAAAACAGTCCGATGTTCCGCAAGGTGCCGTCGGCTGTCAGTCTTCCGGCTGGCTTTCCTAGCCGACCGTAAGTGAGGCTGGTGAGGCGGGCGCGGAGTTTATACTGCGCCCGTCTTTAGCTGCTTCAGCTTGAGAAATTTCATTGATCGCCGTTCGGTTATGCGCAACCTTTCCATCGTTTGGGGGGAATCATGAAGCGCATAGTTTTGGTCAGCCTGTCGGCTATCACACTGGCGGGGTGTGGCGACGGAAGTTCGTCGTCAGCATCGAGTGAGCCGAGTGAAAGCGAAATGATCGCTCGCTATCAGGTGATGTCAAAGGACAAACTCAAGGAAAGCCTGCGCGATCCCGGTAGCGCAAAATTTGAAGACGTAGCCGCGCACCGAGTTGCCAGCGGCGGTTTTGTATTCTGCGGTAGGATGAATGCTAAGAATGGCTTCGGTGGCTATACCGGCTTCGAGCGGTTCGTAGCCTCTCCGGTCATTGTGGGCACCGAAGGAAACGTCGAAGGCTTCGAGGAGGTTTGGACCGAATTCTGCTCGCCCTCGTCTCGCGTCCAGTCAGTCTGGTTCTGACGAAGGAAAGATCATGAAACGGTTAGTCTCGGTCCTCGCGGCGGTGACGATTTCGGGCGTTATTTTGGGCGGCTGCGTTTCAATGGGGACGAACTATGATCCAGCTCTCATTGATCAGATTGCGCGCGGAACACCTGTGGCGGATGTAATCGCTCGCCTCGGCCAACCCAATAGTCGCACAACCCTTCCGAACGGTCAGACGCAGTTGATGTGGCTACATTCGACAGGCACTGCGTGGGGATCGGCTGATGCTCGTTCCGCTGTCCTTTTGTTCGACGCTGACGGGAATTTTGTACGAGTTATCACCACCAACCAAACGTCTTTGCGCTAGGCTCCCATTGATGGCCGCTCGACCCTGAACGCCTGTTCCAAAGCTATATGGAATGGTCAGGGATCGAGCGCGGCGAAGAAGTGGAATACCAGCAGCGAGACAGGACTTTGAGCGACATCGCCGACGCCATCGGGCACACGGGTGATGGCGTCTATCTTGGCGACGGCGAGTATCTCTAGCGAGCGACACCGTCCGTGCGGGTGGTGGTCGGATCGACGTCAGGGTCGTCAGCAATGGTCTGAATCGAGACGCCCACGCCACCGGGTCCGGTGACGCTCAGGCCTTTGATGATCCCCAAGGTAGCGACAACGACCAGACCCCAAAGGGCCATGGACGCCAGAAGAGCCAAGCCCATAAAGTTCAGGCTCTGTGCGCCGTGCTCAGGGCCATAGCCGAGCCAGACCACAAGAGCGAAGCCGACCATGGTCGGCCACATGATCATCCCGGCGCCGATGATCGACAAGCGCTGGAGGTGAGAGGGGTGGTCGCAGATGAAGCGGACCGTCCGGCCTAGCCAGGCGGTGAAGATGCGCATCAGCCGCCCTTCGTGACCATGCTGACGATGGCGCCCACCACCGCCGCCAGCAATGCCGAGCCGCCGGCGGTGAGGGGACCGATGATGATTTCCATCCGGGTGAGGCGCCTCTCCAGCAACAGCTTGTTGTCGGTGAAAGCGCGCTCCAGACGGCTCACCTCATCGGCTGCTTCCTTCTCCACGCGCGCGACTTCCTGGGCGGCCGTCTTTAGGTCGGTTTCCAGTTTCGCCAGCTTCTGCGGCTGGTCCTGGGCTTCGATCCGCGTCAGGCGATCTCGCACATCCTTTATGTCGTCGCGAAACGAGTCAAACCGCGTGTCGACCTTGTCGACCAGGCGATCCATCTTTTCGTTCAAGATGGCGAACAGGCGATCCACGCCCAAAGGGGTTGGTTGGCTCAAGTCATTGACCGGTGTTTTGCAAGGCGCTAGGCGTTATGCGCATGGGTAAACGGCTATTTTTGCGTTGGCGCGACTTCGGCCTGGTGGCTTTGGTCATCGTCACTCCGCTGGCGGGGGCTGTCACGGCCTTCGCTTTATCCGCCTGGAATCCTGGCGTCTTCGGCGGCGGCTTCGCCGTCGCGGGGATCAGCACCGGCCTTCTGATGAGACTTCCGAAGGTCCAGGCTGCATTGCGCCGCCTTCTCTCCCCAGCCTGTCGATTAGGCCGGGTTGAAAATGCGGATGGATGATCCCGCCGCCTGCTCGATCTGACCGCCGCCGTTTCCGCCAAGCGAGACGTTCACGGCTGAGATGTCGTCGCCCTCGCCGGACGTGGCGATCCCCGACCAGTCGTTGCCGTTGATGAACGAGTTCGCGATCTGGAGTGACCAGATTTCGCTGCCGCCCAGACCGTGCCGGCGGTTGTCGGTGAGCTGGGCGTTGTTGATCGATATGCCGTAGCAGCCGTCCGAGAACATCATCCCGCGCCAGCCGTTGCGGTAGCTCTGGACATTGCTGAACGAGCAGTTCGCAGCCGCCCAGACCGCCCGGATGCCGTCGTGGCTGTTATCGTGGACCATGATGTTGGCGAACGAGCAGTTGGTCGCGGCCGACACGTAGAGGCCGTGGAAGCCGTTATTGTGGCCTTGGAAACCGTTGATGCTGGCACCGTCGCATGTGTCGATGTTCATGCCCGATGCATCCACGCCGGGATAGCCGTTGTCGTAGCCCCGACAATCGGTAACAGCGAGCCGCTTGCAGTTGTGCAGGTAGAGGCCGTCGATCAACGACCCGACGCCGTGGACGTTGTTGAGGTTCACATCATCGACGCCCGAAAACTGGAGGCAGGTCGTGTGATTTCCCGAAGGCTGGTTGAGGCGGTTGCCGTCCAGCACCAGGTCCAGAATATTGATCTTCTGCCTGCCGGTCGCTGCGAGGATGTTCGTGTTGTTCGTGACGCCCGGCACCAGCAGGAGGCGGGAAACGACGCCGTAGCCGACGATGGTGCGGTTGCTCGGCACCTGAAGGGTGTCGCTGATCATGTAAGTGCCAGGCGGGATGATGATCACCGGCTTTCCCGAAGCCAGGGCGGCCTTGAAAGCGTTCGTGTCGTCCGTCGAGGCGTCGCCCCGCGCGCCATAGGCGGCGTCCGTGACAACGGCCGCGTTCGGAAGACTGAACCCACCGCCGAGACCGCCAGCAGCCAGAAGTTCGCGGACCCACGCCGTCGTCGGAATGCGAGTGTTGTTCGCCCCAGGCGGCGGCTTGGACACCCGCGCCGCGCCGGTCAGGATCGGGTCGGCCTTTGGCGCCAGAGCAAGGACGGCCGCCTCCAGAGCCTCCAATCGAGCAGCCGTTGAACCAGCGGGCGCCTTGCTGCCCACGTTCGACGCCACGCCGCCGATCGCGTCGGTCAGGTTCTGCATTTGCGCCACGAACGGCGCCAGCGCCTCGCCAATCGCCAAGTTCACCCAACTGGCCGTGGTCACCTCGGCGCCGTCCGCGCCGAGGTCGGGGGCCGTCGCTGTGGCGTCCGTCAACTGGGCGCCCGACTTCGGCGCGTAGTCGGCCAGCGTCGTCGACAGGCTGGATTGTGTCACTGCGTTTTCGGCCAGCGCTTGAATAGCCGAGGCGTTTGCCTGAACCGCATCGAAGACCTCTGCGGCGACCTTGGCGGGCGACGCCAGCCAGCGCACGAGGCCCTCCCGGTCCGTGATGGGATACAGGCCGTCGCCGTTCGGGCCGCCCGTCGCCGTGCCCGTCGACCAATCGCGATACTGGTCCGCCCATTCTTCCGACTTGGTCAGATAGCCGGTGATCGCCTCGGTCGCGTTGACAGGGAACAGGAGCCCGACGGATTGGAAGGCGTCGGCCAGAGCGGCCCGCAGAACCGACTCGGCAGCGACAGGATCGACCGACGTGTGGAACGTGCGGACGGCGGCGGCCATCTCTTCGGCCAGGGCCTCCAGTTTCGGGTCCATCTCAACCCTCCCTATGAGTTTCGACCAGGACCGCCACAGCGCCCTCATCCGCATAGCCCACGTCCGGGGCCGACGCCTTGCGCATCAGACGCCCGTCCCTGATCTCAAGAGCGGTGTCATTGATGTGCAGCGATGTCCCCGCCTCGACGAGCAGCTGACCCGGCTCAAGGTAGCGCGCCGCCACGGCCGGGTCGGCGTCCAAGCTTCGTACGATGGCCCCGGAGGCCGCATCCACAACGCGATAGATCATTGGTTCGTCTTGTATTCCGTGGCCGAGATGTAGCGCGTCTTCGAGTTCTGCACCGACATCGTGTCCGTGTTGGATGAGATGCGGACGAAGTAGCGCCAGAACCCCGGACCGGGTCGGTCGATGACTTTGAAAGGCACCATGCCCGCGAAGGTGTCGTTCGCCATGCCCGATCCCTCGACGCTGTGGGTCAGGATTTGCACCCCGATGCCGGTATCGGCAGAGCGCCGGATTTCAATGGTGCTGGTGAAGCTGCCCGACGCATCGTGGCGCAGCTGAAGCCAGGCGTTGAAGTCGATAACCACCGGGCTCCCAGTCTTCTCGACCGCCGTCCAGACCTCCGCGACCACTACCGGGGCCGTACCGTTCAGGTTGATCTGTCCGGCCTGGTAGCTGGCCGAGAGGCCGGTGATGGTGTTCTGCTGGATTTTCTCATTGCGGATCGTACCTTCGACCAGCAGGTCTCCGGTGATGCGCACGTTCGAGTTGAAGGTCCACTGGCCTCCAATGTAGTTGAGCACTTGGACCTTGGCGCCTGACGAAACGTCCACGAAGAACACCCGGTCGAAGGCTAGCTCCAGATCGATGCGTTCCTGTTCGGCTCCGACGTTGACGCCGCCGACGCGCCCGTTTGCGTCCACAAACAGGGAGGCGCGCGCGCTCACCCCGTCGATGGCCTCCAGCAACATGCCGGCACGGGTTTCAAACTCGCCCTTCTTGGTGAAAACCGCATTGACGTATTCGGCGATCACCCCGTCCGCCCCGACACCCGCGTTCATGGCCGAAGTGACCCGCGCGTCCACCTCGTCGCCGGTCGGCCGGTTCGTGAGCGCCGTGCCGATGGAGATAAGGCGCTGGTTCAGCGTCTCAGTCGGCGTGACCTTGATCTTGGTGCTGTCCAACTGCCAGGCCGACGCATTGGCGAGGTCGACGCCGATCTGACGCAGGGCCTCGGCAGAAGCTGACGCCTCTTCGGCGGCCGTGCTGGCGAGGGTGAAGATGTGGCTGCTGGCCGTGCCCGCAAACTGCGCCTCGATCAGACTGTCGCGCTGGGCGAACGAGATGCCAGGACCGACCATCACCTTGTCGCGGTCGATGATGAACGTCAGGCCGTCGGGCGAGCGCGCGCCGATTAGACCGAGCGTGGTCACCGTCGTCTCGTCGTCAGTCTCGCGGCGCTGAGCCTCCTGGGTGATCGCCACGCCGTTGTTGATTAGACCGGCCGCAACCCCTGCCAGGTCGGTGCGCTGCTGCTCCACCTCAGCGTTGATCGTATCGACTTCGACGTCCAGCAGCTCGACGCGTTCGGGGAGGTCGGCGAAGTCCCCGACCAGGCGGTCGCCGATATGCGTCACATTACCCGAGATAAGGCTGCCGGCCCTGACCGGACCCATCAGCGTGCGGTCGCTGACCGTCCCGTTCTTCGTTAGGTAGCGGACCGACACCCAATACTCGGTGTCCGGCTCCATGCCGCTGATCTCGTAGCGGCCATTCGTCATTGGCGGACCGGAATAGCCCACGGTCCAGGGGCCGGCATTGGAGCGGCCATGCTCGATAATCACCTGAGCAATGTCCGCCGTCTCCACCAGACCGGTAATGACGATGACCGGCTGAGAAGAGCCGTCAGGCGCCGGTGGGCGAGGCTCGATCACCCAGTCATCCGACATGGGAGGATCAACGTATTTGGGATCGACTGCCGACAGGCTGGGCGACGGCGCCGGCTGTGCCGCCTGGCCCAAAGCCCAAGCGTGCTTGCCGTCGGTCTCGGCGCGTAGTTCCAGCGTGACGCTGGCCGACTGGTGGTTCACGGTCGTCCGGCGGACGATGAACTTCTGCCCCGCCAAGGCGACTTCAGGAACATCAACAGTGATGCAGTCGCCCGGATGGACGTGCATCAGATGCGCCTTCGACGGCAGTGTCGCCGTCAGCCCTTCGCGCAGGTTCGCCAGGTCATAGGCAGCCAGCTGCCCCGCCTGCTTGGCGTTGCGGACGTGGACATATTCGATTTCGAGCGAGCGAGGCTCACCACGGTCTTCGTCGCGATAGACCTGAGCCGTAACCTCGCCGGCGGGGACATATTCCCAGCCGTGCGCTTCGGAGCGATAGCGTGGGACGATCGTGTTCTTGCGATCGCGGCGCGGCGTGAGCGGCCGCACCTCGGCCTGACCGATCAGGTCGTCGCGGGTGTAGGTGTAGGTCGAGACGCGCGGGGCGTTGACCATGACGCTGATCTGAGCGCCACGGCTGATCGGCTCGCCGCCGCCAGCCTGAAGCATGGCGACGAGGGTCTGGAATTTGCTGTCGCTGGTCGACCATTCGCCCGAGATCGTCCAGGCGTTGGCGTCGGCGACATTCATGCCTTCGACAAAGGCGACCATGTCGATGGCGGCGTCGGGCGCCCCAATGCCGGCGATCCGCCTGGACCGGTCGATCGACCCGTTCAGGTTCATCTTGTAGTGGCCGCGCACCCAGGCCAGGGCGTGGACGTAGGGGTTTTCCGACCAGGCCCAGGTGCGCCAGTCGTCGCGGCGCTGGGAACCCGAACCGCCGGGGTAGGTGGAGTCCTTGCGCGGGTCCCAGACCTTCATCCACCGGCCGACCCAGCGGGGGTCGGGGACGCCGTTGGTGAAGATGTCCCGGTCCTCGGGGTTCTTCGCCAGGACCATCGTCCAGAAGGCGAAGGACACGCCGGGCGCTGCGTGCTGCGATCCCCAGCCGGTCAGACCGGGGTTGCCGTATTTCAGCCCGGTGGGAGGGAGGAGGGCAGCGTCGGACGGCAGGCCGGTCGTGGTCCGCTGCCACATGTCAGCGGCATAGAAGCCGGTCGCTTCTTGCTGGGCGCCAGCGAAGGTGACGACGGAATCGTCGGCGCGGAACTGGGTGATCTGATCGATCGGCCCGAGCGACAGCGCCACGCCGAGCGACATGGCGACTTTCTTGTAGCCCCACGTCGCCTGAAAGACCTTGTTGCCGCCCAGCGCCGTGTAGCCCATGGCGCCGCGCACCGGCGCCTTAGGGTCCGGTTTGAAATCTAGGGTGGTGCCCGACGACGGCGTGTTCGGCCGCATCAAGGCCGCTGCGCCGGCCGAGAGGGCGATCATGGCGCCGGTGCTGACGATCTTGCCGGCCAGGGCGATGGTCGCACCTTCGCCGATGGCGGCCATGACGCCGACCTTGGTCAGGCCGACAGCCGTCGCGGTCACAGCCGACGACCAGGCCGTCGCAGCCCAGGCGGCGACCGCAGGGAGGGCCTGAGGCATTACAGCACCCTCCAGGCCGCGACGTATTCCTGGTTCACCAGTTCACCGCAGGCGCCGTCCAGGAAGCCAAGGACGTGGTTGCGGTTCAGCTTCACCTGCATGGCGTCGCCCATGTCGCCATCGGCGCGGACGCAGCAGACATCGCCTACGAGCGCCTGAGCTGGCGCAATGCGCTCGAAGTGGCGGTCCATGATTTCAGAGAGGGAAGTGACCCCCAGGCGGGTCAGGGCGCGGCGAGCGCCGACCTCGGTCGAGTAGGCGCCAGCCTTCAACAGGGATGCTTTGAAGCCCAGCTGCTTGAGGTGGAAGACCACCATGCGAGCGCAGTCGGTCTTCCCGAGCATCAACGGTTGTCCGTTGAAGCGGGCGAACGTCGCCGACGTGGCGGCGACGCGCAGTTCAAGTTCAGTCATAAATTTCAGAGGGCGTAGGAGTCGTAGAAACTGCCGCCGCCGCCGATCGAGCCGCCGCCGCCATAGGAGGTGCCGCCCGATCCAGAGGTGGGTCCGTGGTAGCCCCAGAAGAGTTTCCGGGTGGCGTTCGTGACGTGCTGGAAGGCTCGCGCGTTCGAGCCGTAGAGGTAGGTCCAGAAGGCGTCGTTCCAGCGATGGCCTTCGTTGTCGTCGAACAGGCGCTCCCAGATCGTGGAGAGTTCGAGTTCAAGCAGGGTGGAGTTCCGGTCGTGATTGAAACCGGCGTCGTCCAATTCGCCGATGAAGCGGGGATCAGGCTCTCCGATCACCTGACCGGTCTGACGATCCACGACAGCGGCGAAGATCGTCACCGGCGAGCCTTGGGCGCCGGGCGCAGTAAGGGCGGCCAAGGCCGCGTTCCCGGTAGGCAGCAACTGGACCGTTTGGCGCGGAGCCTCGGTCCCTTCGGCCTCGCTCAGTTCGCCGAAGCCGGCGATCTTGCCAAAGTCAGCGTCCTCGGCCGTGTAGGATTCAGCGCCCCACAGAACGAACCCCGAGCCGTCCACCAGGCGAATGGTCCGATCGGGAAGTTCAATCTTCAGCAGGTGAACCAGGAGAGGATTGCGCGCCTTCAGGGCCGCCAGCATGGCGGGGGACATCGACATCAAGCGATCTCCCGGATGGCGAAGGCGAAGGGCAGGTATTTGGAGCGGCTGACTTCCCAGGCCTGTTCATTGCCCTGGACGAAGCCTTCAATTTTCGGCGTTTCCAGTTCCACCACGGCGCCGGCGGGGGGCTGGCACCGCAGCATTGGATAGATCGGAAGGTTCACCGTTCCGGCGGTCGCGATGACGTCAGCTGTCACCTGGTAGAGGTAACGCTGGCCCGAGATCACCAGGCTGAAGAACTTCCCCTCGGGGATCGCTACGCCCGGCGTCAGACCGCTGACCGGCAGAGTGAGGCCGGCGGCTCCAGCAGACGCCACGACAGGCGCACCATAGGAGCGTTTCGCGACCCCCGGCTCGGGGAAGGCGAGCAGCACAGTGTCGGTCAATCCGCGCAGCAAACGCGACAGGAACTTCATGCCGTGGCTGGCATAGAGGGCCGGATAGGTCTCGATATCCATCGCCCAGCGATCCCCCATCCGGGAGATACGGGACTGAGGACCGCCGAGCGTTGGGGTCTGATCAACGGCGTAGCTGACCAGGCTCGGCGTTGCGGAGCGCAACGCCGGGCAGGCAGGGAGTTCAATCATTCAAATGAGGCTTTGGCGGCGTCGCCGATTGGCGTTTCGCGCCTGGTCTTGAGTGAAGGCGACACCGGCGGCGGTGCCGTGAGCGGCCAGCGGCGCGGCACGACCGTCGACGTAGGCGTTGAAGCGGTCGTCATTGACGTCGATCCGGACCGCGACGGCCTGCTGGAGGCGAGACGCGCTGGCCTGGTTCATCCGCCCCATCGCCGCGTTGACGGACGGGATCACCGTGCCGTTGACGTTCGGGACGAAGACCTCGGGGCGGCGCTCGCCGACCAGGTAGGATTGCCCGGCGGTGACGGGGCCGCCCGTGGCGCGGGGCGCGAAAGCCGAGGCGAGTGCGGACAGCAAACCGCCGCCACCCCCGCCGCCGCCCATCATGCCCTTCGCGGCGCCGGCGAGCAGGTCGAACAAATCGTCCGCCAGGTTGTCCAACATGCGGTCGGTGAAGCGGTCGGCCAGGCTTTCGAAGAACCCGCCCATGTCGCCGTCGATCGCGGCGCGGATGCCGTCGCGGAAGGCGGAGCGGAACTCTTCGCGGACCTTGCCTTCACGGTCAGCGTTTTCGAGCGCGCCGTATTCGCTGGTCGCTTGCGCGCGAGCTTCGGCTTCGGTGATGAGGCCGGGCTTCAGGCGAAGCAGTTCGTTGATGCGCTCGGCGATGAAGAGTTCGCGCTCGGCGGTTTCGAGCCGCGAGGGGCTGCCGGACAGGCGAGCGAGTTCGGCCTCATAGCCCAGGCGGTCGAGCAGCAGATCGTTCTGCTGTCGGGCGTGTTCGGCCTCGGCCTGGTCAGCGCGTTCACGGCGCTCGGCGTTCTTCTTACCCTGGCGCTCGGCCTCTTCGGCGATGCGGACAGCGTCTTCGACCACCCACAGTTTTTCGAGTTGCGCCTTGGCCTCGGCGGCAGCGTTCGTGACCTGAGCGTTGGTGAATTGCTTCGTGACGTTGATCAGGTCGATCTGGCGCTGGACCGCGCGGGCCTGGTCTTCATTGCCGGCGGCCTGGAGCAACTGAAGTTCGGCCTGGAGCCGCAACATCTCGCGCGCGGCCGCCAGTTCTTCCGGCGTCGGTCCGCTACCCTTCTTCTTCGGGTCGCTACCAGCGCTTCCACCGGACCGGGCGCCCTCATGGGTCCAGGTGGCGCCGGGCGCCATCGCGATCTCAATCGCCTGGGCCATCAGGTCGGCGCTCTGCTTGTCGAGCGCGTCAGCGGCGGATTTTCGGGCGTTCGCGGCAGCACGGGCGGCCGTTCCGCCGACGCCGGGGACGGCGTGCAGGCCCATCTCCAGGCCGCGTTGCCAGAGGTTCGGCTCGCGGAGTTTCTGAGCCGCGATCCGGTTTTCGGTGATCTGGGCCAGGCGCGCTGCGCGGGCGCGTTCCAGATAGGCGTCCGCCAGGGCCAGCGTTTCAGTGCGCAGTCCGGACGTGGCGTCCTTCAGCGCATTTACGCCGGAGATCGCGCCCTTGCTGTCGACACCGAACTCACGGATCAGCTTGTTCGACTTCTCCGAAGCCGCGCGGGCGTCGTCGATGGTCGACTTGTAGGAGGCGAAGGCCGCCGTCAGGGCGGTGATGGCGATGATCGCCAGGCCGATCGGGTTGGCCGCCAGGGCGGCGGTGAAGCCGCGCACGGCGCCGGTCGCAGTGACAGTCGCACCCGCCATCATCGCCGTGGCGCGCGAGGCGCCCGTCATCGACATCGTCATGGCGGTCTGGAACTGGAAGAGGCGCGCGGCCGAGGTCACGGCGGCCACGCCGTTCGCGGCGATCGCGCTGGCGCTGGCGGTGAGCGACCAGGCGAACCGGCCGCCGACCAGGGCTGCCAACGTCACGACGACCGGGATGACCTTGTCCAGGTTCATCGCGAGGGCCTGGATCGCCAGCGCCATACGGTTAGTCGCCGACAGGCCGCTGTCGGTTTGACCGACGAAACGGCCAAGCTGGTTATCCAGAGTCTGGAGCGCGGAGCCGACCGTCAGCGTCGCCGCGCCGGCGCGGGTCTCGATGTCGGCGAAACCCTTCAGGGCGGCCTGGAAGAATTCCTGCGACGAGACCTTTCCGGCCTTCACGTCCAGCGTCAGCTTGTTGATTGAACCGCCCCAGCGGTCCGACCCCTTCGCCACAGCCTCCAGCAGAACCGGAAGCCCGTCGATCAGGGAGTTGTATTCCTGAGCCTGGACCTTGTTGCCGCCCAGCAGTTGCCCCAGTTGGAGCAGGGCGCCGCTGGCCTCGGTCGTGGACGTGCCTTGCAGCTTCAGCGCGGCGGTCGTGCCGTTCACGAGCGCCAGAAGGTCGGCTTCGCTCGCGCCCAGGTTTTGGCGCGCCATGGTTGCGCGCTGATAGAGTTCTGTCGTGGCCGAGACGGCGACGCCGTTTCTATTCGCCGCCTCGTAGAGGGCGTCTTCGACCCGCTTGAGATTTTCGCCTTCCAGGCCCGCCGCTTTCAGGCGGTTCTGGAGTCCGGTGTAAGCGTCAGCGTACTTGATGACCTGCTGGGTCGAGAACGCCGCCGCCAGGGTGGGAGCCAAGCTGGTCAGGCTGCTCTTCAGCGAGTTGACCATGCCCTGGCCCGCCTGGGCCATGGTCCGCTGGAGGCGCCGTTCCATCTGCTGGGCGCGGCGTTCCATCGCCAGAAGCTGGCGGTCAAAAGCCCGCTGACCGGCGACCACGTTCCGGTTGAGCCGGGTCATGTCGGCGGACATTTGAAGAACGAGACGTTCGACGTCGGTAGCCAAAGGGCCTCCAGACGGCGTCAGGCCGCCTGGTCGAACCAGGCGGCGAGCGCCGCTTCTTGTGTGTTTTGGTGGGATGGGGCCGGTCAGCGCCGGCGGTCAGACGTCCGCGAACTTCGCCAGCAGAGCGTCGTGTTCTTCGTTCGAAAGCGGCTGCGAGGCGGGCTCTGGGCTATTCGCCTTCGCCCAGCCTTCGACGGCCGCCGCGAACTCCCAGAGGGAGAGGTCGTCGACTTCGCGAGGCGTGAAACCTACGACGGCGCCGCTTCCGTAGAAGCCGGCGAAGCGGAGTTTTGACCGGGGGAGGGGCTCGACGGCGCCCCCCCCGCCGGCTCCCCCGCCGGCTCGTCCTCCGCACCGAGCAAGGTGGTGTAGAGGATGGCCTGGGCGATGGGGACGAACTGGGCCAGAGGGAGGTCGTCGAAGTCGGACTTCATCAACCGGGTCGCTTCAGCGGAGGTCATGCCTCCGCCGATCAGGCCCTGAAGGATGGTCTCGCGCAGGTCGTCGACGCGCCAGGCGCCGGCTGAGAGGCGGTTGACCAGTTCCATAGGCCCCGCGTCGACCTTCTCCTGGAGGGCGCGGAGGCGTCCGATGTTCAGCCGGAAGGGGCGATCCTCTCCGCCGAACGCGATTTCGATTTCGGCGGTGCGGCTCATTACGAGTTGGCGCCCGAGGTGATTTCACCCGAGGACGACAGGCTGATGCTAGACTGCATCTTCTCGCCACGGTTGCCGGTGATCGAGAACTCGGTGAGGTGGAAGGCGCCGGTGAAGATGGTCCCGCCGTCGACGGCAGGCACATCAACGATGACCTTCACGTTTTTCGGCTCTTCGCTCTTCACCCAGTCGAAGAAGAATTCAGCATCCTCGGTGTCGAGGACACCCGAGCCGGTGATCGAGGCCGACAGATTGGTCTTTTCGCGCACGACCCAGGCGATCGCGTCGGGGTTCGTGCAATCAGGAATGTCCTGATCGTTCACGCCAGAGGTGATGGTGATGCCGCGCTCAGCGTTGATCGAGCAGGGAGTGGAGAAGACTTCGGGGCTGGCGCCATCGCCAACCTTGATGAGCAGCTTGACGCCGCGCGCGTGCTTAACAGCAGCCATGTAGAACAGGCTTCCTTGAGAGTAGATTTGGTTGTGAGGGAGCCCGAAAGGGCGGGGCCGCAGCGCTTCGCTTGCGGGTTCTGGGTCAGGCCGGATCGAGCAGCAGGCGGTGTTCGATCACCGTGTGAGCCGTGCGACGGTCTGGGTCGGTCAGGTGCCGGGCGGTGCGGAATTCGCACTCGGTCACTTCGAAACCGGCGACGTTCAGTCGACGATTGATGGTGCTGCGCACGGCGGCGCCGATGCGCTTGGCCTGGGCGCGGCTTTCGCTGACGTCGCCGTCGACGCGAGCCCAGACGTGGATGGTCGTGTAGGCCTCAGACGACTCCAAGCACTCAGTCTCGTCGCCGACGATCTGGTCTTCGCCGATGGTCAGGTAGGGAAAGGGCGCGTCAGCCGGCGGCGAGAGCGGGTACAGGCGAACCCGTCCGCCCATCGCCTGGGCCAGGGCGACCGAACCGCGCAGGGCGGCCTCGACCGCGTTCTGGAGCGCAAGGGAGGGATCGCTCATGTGATGCCTGCCGCCGCCATGTCCCGCATGACGCGCCGAACAGCGCGGGTCAGGCGCGACTTCAGCTTGCGCTTCATTTGCCTGTAGGTCGGGAAGAAGTGAGGCTGGGCCGGGTGGTTGACCGTGCCGTGTTCGACGAAGCCGGCGTAAAAGGTATCTTCGTCGCCTTCGATCACGCGGACCGTCAGATCGGGGTCAGCGCCCGCCGAGCCGTTAGGCCCGGTCGCGGCCTTGCCCTTCTTCCAGGTGACCGACGCCGTCAGGTCGCCTCGGTCGGCAGGAACGCGGCGGCGGATCGCCTCGGCGAGTTCATCGGCATTCTCTTCCAGGGCATCCGAGACATGCTGGCGCATGGCGGCGGGCAGGGCGCGGAACTTGGCGTTAGCGCGCTGGCGATCGCCGCGCCGAAAACCGGACCGGCTCAACCCGTGGCGCCGCCCATGACGGCCAGGATGTCGATGAAGCCGCGCTCTTTGGCCGGGCTCACCGAGGTGATGTTGAAGACTTGGGCGGTGTCGTGATGCATGACCGCCCTCCAGGCCGGCGTGATGTCGCGGGTCGTCGGCGAGGCACGGACGACGATGGCGACGGGCTGTCGGCCTTCCAGACGCTGCTGGACGGCGCTTTCAGAACCGCGCAGCCAGACCAGCTTGGCCCAGGTGGTGAAGGCGGGTTCGAATGGACCCAGCGGGTCGCCGTTGGCGTCCTCGCGGCGGGTTTCGAAAGCGACCAGGTCACGAAGGTCGCGGGCGGAGACCATCAGTCGGCCTTGGCTTTCGGACGGCTGCCGCCGGGGCGGCCGTCGCCGTCGTGGTCGACCTTGTCCAGCGGGGCGCCGTTGAACGGCTTGACCTCGACGCCGGCGCCAGCAGCGATCGCGGCCTCGCCGGCTTCGCGTTTCACGGTCTCGGTCATGCCGGCCTTGAACGCGATGGTGACGCGGCGTTCGCCCGAGGGGGTGTAGTCGTAGTCGCGTGTGAATTTGATGCGCATGGCGATCTCAGAAGGCCAGCATGAAGGGACGCAGCAGGGCGTTCGCGGCAGCCGGCATGACGGCCTCGTCGCGGTTGTCGAACCACTGGCCGATCATCAGCAGGGCGGCGTAATGCTGGGCGGACGACATCTCGTCGAACTCAGGGCCGCAGATGGTTTGGATGTACTCGTTCGCAGCGGCGATCAGGCTTTCGACGTAGGTGTCCTCGTCGTCTTCGATCAGACGCAGGTGGGCCTTCGCTTGGCCGAGGGTGACGAGAGACATGGTCAGTTCTTGGTGGCCGGCGCCTTGGCGCGGCGCTTGTTTTCAGGCGCGGCGTTCGGGGTGACGACGTCGTCGACGGCCGCGACCAGGCCGCGCGCAATCAGGATTTCGCCGTGACGACGCTCGACGACGTATTCGTCACCGATCTGGTGTTCGCCGTGGTCGTTCAGGTGCTGGCGCAGGGCCATCACCTTGGTGGTTTCGGTGTTCATGACGGTGCCTCAGGGCGAGGGGCGCGGTCGATAAGCCGCGCCCCTGCTGTTCGCTTAGGCCGAGGCCAGGGCGCCGGTGATGAAAGCGTTGGGACGGTAAACCGTCAGGGCCAGACGCTCTTCGGCGCGGATCGTCAGAGCGTTCCGCACGAAGTTGTCGCGGTCTTCGAACGAGACCTCGACGTTGGCGTCTTCGCGGTCCCAGATTTGCGCGCCGGTGGCGAAGGCGCCGACCAGGAAGGTGCCGGCCGCAATGGCGTCCGACTCAACCACGCGCAGGCCCCAAAGGCGCTGTTCGGCGCCCGAGGTGAAGGCCGAGAACAGGTAACGGTCCTGGGCGTCCTTCAGCATCTCGATCTTGGCCCAGTCTTCCGGGTTCAGGACGATGCCGTCGGCCGGCAGGAAGGCCTTGCGGGCTTGCAGCTTGGCCCAGCGGATGCGGTCGACAAACGAGGTCGAGCCGACCGGGATGCCAGCGGCGTTGAAGGCGGTCGCCTGAGGCAGGATGCCGTGCAGGTTCTGGCCGGTGCCGTCGCCCAGCAGCAACTGCGCATCTTCGACCAGCGCCAGACCGTTCAGAAGCTGGGTGTCGATCAGCGACTCCAGCATCGGGGTGTCGTCCATCACCTGCTTCGACGCGGCGATCCAGTGAGCGATCGTGCGCACCTGGGCCGCTTCCATGCTGACGGTCATGTTCGACTCGGGCTTCAGCGCCAGTTCGGCGACCGTGGCGGCCGAGTTGGTGAAGCCAGTGACCTTCGGATATTCGACCGAAGACTGGCTGGTGCGACCTTGGGCGAGCAGGGAGCGGATCGTGACCGGACGTTCCGGCAGGCCGACCAGGCCGGCACGTTGAGCCTGGCTGAGGGCCTGGACAGTGTGACCCGCGACGGCGGTGCCAGCCAGGGTGATGGCCTTGACCTCGATCTTGCCCGAGGAGCCGCGACGCTCAGCCATGAAGGCCTTGGCGCGTTCGCTGTCGGTGAACTGGCGGCCGACCGACTTCAGTTCGGCTTCGCCGCCGCGCGGGCGCGACATCTTTTTGTCGAGCGCGTCAGCAGCCGCGACAGCCGACTTCAGATCGGCTTCCATGCCCTTCAGGCGATTTTCCAGATCGGAGGTGTTGCCCTTTTCTTCGACGGCCTTGCGCAGGGCGTCGATGACCTGGGCTTGATCTTCGGTCCGCTTGTCCAGAGCGGCGTAGGTGGACTTGATTTCAGCAGCCAGCGCGTCGGCGGCAGCCTTGGTTTCGGCGTCAAAAGCCATTGTTTTAGTTAGACTCTTTGAGGGATTTCATGACGGCTTGAGCCATCGTGGTGGCCGCGTCGTCGCCAGCGCTGCGCTTGGCCTGAAGAGCGGGGAAGCCGCCGGCGAGCAGGGCTCGGGCGACAGAGCGAGAGAGGTCAGCGCCACGCGTGAGCCGCTCTTCGAGTTCATGTTTCGACAGGCTCTGGGCCTTGATGGCGTCGATGCGCGCCGGGGTCAGGGCGGGGAAGGTCACGACGGACACCTCCCAAAGACCCACTTCCTTCAGGACCCGGCCGGCGTCATCGTCGGTGGCCTTGATGGTGTTGAAACCGATCGACAGGCCGTCGAGGAAGCCGGCCTTGATCAGAGCGAAAGTCTCGGCGCCGTCGACGGTGTCGAGGGCCAGTTTTCCGGTCAACTTCAGACCTTTTTCGTCTTCCGCGAACTCGGTCCAACCGCCGATCACGCGCGCGGGCGAGTGCTCACGCAGCATCGGAACCGGCTTACCCTTTCGGGCTTTCAGGCTCTTCGCAAAGGCGCCGGGGGCGACCTCGTCGCCGTAGTCGTCGCGGATGTTGAAGAGGGAACCGTAGCCGGTGATCACGCCTTCGTCGGTGATCTGGACGTCGGTCAGCGAGACCGCTTTGCGTTCGAGCATCAAGAGGGAGAGGTCTCGTTCTGGGTGGGCTCGCCGGCGCCGAGGCGCATATTCAGCGGGGTCAGGAAGTCGTCGCCGCCGTCGCGCGGGTTGCGGTTCTCAGCGACGCGAACTTCGTTCGGCGACATGGCGCCGAGCGTGACCATCTGGGTGTAGAAAGCACCGCGCTTGGCGGGGTCGCCGGCCATCAGGCCTTCCAGGACAAAGCCGGGCCAGATGTGCTCGTTTTCACCGTCCCAGCCGACCAGGTCGCGCTTCAGGGCGCCGGTCCATCGGTCGGTCCAGGGCTTGATGGTGTAGGTGACGTGGGCCTGGAAGAAGGACTCGGCCGAGGCGAAGGTCGCGGCCTTGTCGGTCTGCATGACCATTTGCGGATAGACGTTCAGCGCGCGACAGATTTCCTCGACCTGGTATTTCCGCGACTCCAGCTGTTGGGAGTCGACGCCAGACATGCTGACGGGCGAAAATTTCCAGTTGCCGTCCAGAACGGCGATGCCGCCCTCTCCGCCTGGGCCGAAACGGTGGACCCAGCGGTCTCGCATCTCCTTCGTCGTCTCTGGTCCAAGCGGAGTCTCGGACGACAGGACGCCGGAAGGGCGGGAGCCCTTGCCGAACAGGTCGGCCTGGGACTCTTCCAGGGCCATCGACAGGCCGATGGCCTCACGGGCCAGACTGACGATGTTGAGGCCGCTGGAGCCGTTCCAGGAAGGCCCCTTAATGTGGAGCATCTGGTCGCGCGGGACCCGCGTGTAGCGGTTCGCGTCGAGCCGGACTTCGTAATAGATCGCGCCACCGACGCCTGGCTCCGCGATGACCTTCACGTCGTCAGGCGCGATCGGGATCAGTTCGTGGACCTTGGCGCCCAGGGCGCCGCGATTGATGAAGGCGAACCCGTCACCGGCCAGGACCGCGTGCAGCGTCAGCGTTTCGCGGAACTCGAACGACGTCATCCAGTCGTTCGGCTGGTATGCCAGCAGACGATAGAGATCGTGGTCACGGGCGGTCTTGCGGACCGAGCGGCCGGCGGCGTCGTCGGTCTCCAGGAACAACTTCAACGGAACCTGGGCGACGCCCTCCGCGATGACGCGAGCCGCGTTCAGGACGGGGGTAACGCGCATGGCCGTTTCAGGCGTAACGGTGAGCTTGGAGCGGGTGCCGACGGGATCGCCGTGGTTCACCTGGGTGGGGCGAGTGGACCGGCGCCAAAGGCTCGACCAGACGCCTCCGAAGGAGAGGGCCGCCATCAGAAAAAGATGGGCTCTTCGCGTTCGAGATAAGATTTCATGGTGGGTTCCCGGATCGTGCCGAGTAGCGGCTGGATCGCGTTCACAGCGGCGTCGATGCCGTCGATCTTGTTGGCGCTGTCTGCCGTTTCCTTCTTCGGAAGGATCGTCCCGTCGGTGCGGCGGCTGATCACGACGTTGGAGGCCATCCAGTCCATGACCGGGTTGCCGTCGTGGCGGAGGCGGCCGGGGCCGGATTTGACCCGCGCCTCCAGTTCCTTCGCGGGGTCAGTGACGTTCCGCGCGTTCTTGGCGAGGACATGGGCCAGCGGGTCGTCAGGCGTGGAGAGGTCCGTGTTCAGCCGGCTCGCCATCTGCTGAAAGGCGGCGAACTGGTCGCCGACCATGCGTCGGATCGAGAAGCGCTCGGCCCATTCGCGCAGCAGGGCCTCAATCTCATTGTGATCGACCCAGTCACCTGGCGTCAGCTGTAGATGCCCTTGCTCCGCCCAGAGGCGGTAAGGCGCTGCTGTCGATCCCTGAGCGTGCCTGGCGTCGTCGAGAACGGCGCTGGGCAGCCAGAACGTCGACTTCATGATCAGCCGATCTTCTCGGTCGATCGCCGCAAGCACGACCGCTGTGATGTCGTCCTTGTCAGCGAGATCGAGCCCGACGTAGCAGTCCAGGCCATCAAAATCGGCCCAATCCAGGGACGGATCGGCGCATTCGCGCCAGCGGACCATGTTCAACCAGGCGGAATGCGAGTTCAGCCAGATGTTGAGGTTTTTGGTCTTGAAGTTGCCCTCAGCCGCCGGCGACGCCTTCGCATCGGCAGCAGCTTTGTGCATGAACTCCAGCTTCGGCGTGGCGCCGAGCAGCGGGTTCGCCTTTATCCAGACCGCAGGGTCGTAGGGGTCGTCGGCGGGGACCAGAACGGCCCCGTCTTCGTCCAGGACTTCATCATCCAACGTGAAGATGATGCCGAAGAAGTGGTCCGCCTCGAAGATGCCTTCCAGCACCTTGGTCAGGTAGGTCCGCTGTTCGTAGCAGACGCCTGTGGTGCTGAAGCCCGCAGTGGTGATCGACCACATGAGCGGATTTGAGCGCGAGCCGAACGCGGATTTGATGACGTCGAAAAGCGCTCGGTCTTTGTGCGCGTGCAGTTCGTCGAGGATGCCCAGGTGCGGGTTGTGCCCGTCCTGGGTGGAGCCCTTCGCGTTGATGGTTTGGACGTAACCATCGTTTTGCGCGCAGGTGATCGACTTGGCCCACGCCTTCAGGCTGAAGGCTTCTCGGAGCGCAGCGCTCTTCTCGACCATCTTGCGCGCGGGGTCGAAAACCTTGGCCGCTTGCGCGCCAGTCGAGGCGCCGATGATGACCTGGGGGCCTACTTCGTCCTCGCAGGTCAGACAGTAGAGCGCGACCCCAGCCGTCAGCGTTGATTTGGCGCCTTTACGCGCCATCTCGATGTAAACGTCGCTGTAGCGTCGTCCCCCATCGGCCGTCCGCCGCCATCCGAAGATGGTGGTGAGGATGAAAATCTGGGCGTCGGCCAGGACGATCGTGGACGGATCGTAGTTGCCTTCGACGTGGTCCAGCTTCTCGATGAAGTCGCAGACGTCGTCGGCGTGCCAGGGGTCGAAGATGAAGCCCCAGGCAGGGTCATTTTCTGATCGTTTCAGATCGTCCAGGTGGCGCTTGCAGGCCAGTTTGACCCATTTGCAAGCGACGATCTTTCCGGCGACAACGTCCCTGGCGTAGCGCTCGCCAAGGCCGGCGTAATCGCGAGCGTGGGTGAGGGCGTTACCGGTTCGCAGCCGCTTTCTAGCGGTTGGCGTAGCCATTGCGGGTGAAAGGGTTCGTCTTCTCGGCACCAGCGTCGGCGATCAGGCGCGACTTCCGGCCGAAGATGCCGAACTGCTCAGCCATCTTGCGCGCTTCGGAAAGGTGAGCGGCGGGCGGGACTTCGCCAGATCGCCAGGTCTCGATGATGGCGCCCATCAAATTGCAGTAGGTGGCGAAAACCGTGGAATCGCGCTCGGTGACGAGCGATCCGTTCGACACGCGGGCGACATCGTCCATCCAGACCTCTTCGCCGGCCTCGGTGAGCCAGTCGGGCCGGAGAGGGACGCCAGAAGGGGTCGAAATCTCGACCAAATCGCCGCCGCGAGAGGGTTGGAAGGAGCCCTGCGCCTTCTTGATTTCAGGCGGCTTGGGCTTTGGCCCGCGCTTCATTGCGAAGTCAAAAGACCCTGAAGTTTAATCTGCATTCGCAAAAAATCTCCGCCCCCCGCCGGTCCTCAGGCATGGGCCTCCAAGGATTGACCCGCCCCTCCCCATCGGGGGCTCAGCGGGTGACGATCTGGGTCTCGCCGGGACGCCGGGTGTAGGTGGACCACCACCTTAGGACGACGGTATTGATCGCGTCGATGCGGTCCGCGCGCTCAGGGTCGTGGCGAATGCGGGAGCGGCAAATCTCTGGGCTGGTCTCCAAGACGGTGATCGTCTCGGGCCTCAGCTTATCGAACCACCACTGCCTGTTCTCGGCTCTGGGTTCGGAGATGATCAACCAGGCCGCAGGCCAGGTGGTGGGGATTCGGGACAGGCGCCCGAGGAGTTCGTTGCGCTCACGAAGCGCGGGGTCCAGCCATTGGCTTGTCCAGGCATGAGGGCCAAGGCCCGACAGACTGGCGGCGATCTCGTCGAGGTCTAGGACCAGGTCGTCGGCGCTGGCGTGCTCGCGGACCCAGTGGGTCTTGCCCGAGGCGGGCGGGCCACAAACGATGTGGAGCGGCACGGCCGAGGGGCGAAGCCATTCAGGCCGGCGGCTGGCGTTGCCTCCAAACGCCTGTTCGCGAGCGGTGTGTCGGTCGTGACAAGGCTTGCAGAGCGGGCGCAGGTTGGACCAGTCGAGCCGCAGGTCAGGGCGGTCAGCGATGGTGATGATGTGGTCGACGACAGTCGCTGCCTCAACACGGCCGGTGTCGGCGCAGAAGCGACAAAGAGGGTTGGCGTCCAGGAATGTGAGGCGCAGACGGCGCCAGTCGGTGCCGTATCCTCTGGAAGTAGCCGAGCCCCGGCGGCGATCGGCCTGGGCCTTGCTGATCTGACGCTGTCTCGTGGCGATCTGTGATCGCCCGGCCAATGGTGGTCGTGTCGCCATCGGCCTCGAAAAAGGATACGCGGTGGGCGGGAAACCGGGGCCTAGCCAGCCGGGGGTCGCGATGCCCGAACATTGCGTCCGCAGTCCACACCCACCGCGCTTCGACCCCGACCACGCGGGGGAAGGCAAGAACTGGACACCGCTTCGCACTTGGCCTGGGCAAGGTTCCAGTGATTGGACTTCCCAGGTCTGACGATCACGCCACGCCAGCACATGAGAGGCCGGACTCTATTAGAACTTAATGGCAGTGATCGGGGTGCGCGCTCATGCGTGCGGTAAGGTCAGACTTATGACAGAAAAGGCTCGTGTTGTCAAGAAAAACGAGTCAAACCAATATGTTTTGGCTGTTTCTTTATAGTGTATGTCAATGATCTCGCGCCGAAGCATGGCGCTCTAGGCGTGAACCACCAACAGGTCGCTGAGACGAGTCGTGTAGCGTTGTGCGAGCGCAGCGCGCTACGGTTTGGGTCGGATAAACGACCGACTCGACATGCGAACAAAATGGGAACATTTTCCGCGCATGAGAACCCCGCGCCGCAAACGCCCGAACGATTATGACCTCGCCAAGCTGCGCGAGGCTCATGTCATCCTGATCAGCCTGATGCGGGAGCTTTACCCGGCTACACCTGAATACCGATCCGCAGAATTTGCTGCCGACGCGGTCAGAACGGCCGCTATCGATTGGACCGGGAATCCTGACATCTGGAGGTCCTGCGACGGGGCGGGGCGACCCGGCGAAGCGAAGGGTTGGGTGAAGCGCCCCGACCACGACCGGTGGCCTCGCTAGCGGGCTCGGGCTCAATCGGTTCTTGTGTCAAATAGGTCTGTAGGCACTGTATCTAGTGGTCGGAAGAAGTGTGATCACTAGATGTGCGCTTTTCGACTTGGCATTGAGCGAATTCAGACCCACGATGTGCGGACTGGAGTTAGCGAGAGCAAAAACATGACCCCCTCAGCTGAAGATATTCCGACTTATCTCGCGATATACATGGCAGTGAAAGCCACAATGCCGCCAATCGCGCGGGCAATTCGAAAATGGATGCGTCGCACATTCATCATAGTCGTAATAGATCGGAAGAACTGACTGTGATGATCTATTGGGACGCTATGACGTGGGAGGCGGCGGCGGGCTTCTCGGCGGTGCTAGCTGCGGGAGTGGTCGGCTGGCGCCAGATGGCTATCCAGGGTGAACAGGCTGAAATTCAGCGGGATCAGGCTCGTATCCAAAAACAGGCGCTTGACCTAGAACACCTCAAAGTTCGCGCAGAGCTATTCGACCGCCGTATGGTTGTTTACGAAGCAACGCGAGAATGGCTCGATTTTATCGCGATACATGGTCGAACGCCGCTTAGTTTGGATACAGACCAAATAGAATCCGCCGAGCAACGCACACATGAGGTTGGCATATCCTCGCGTTTCCTAGCCGCGAGAGATCAATCTCGGTTCCTGTTCTCCGAAAACGTCTGGCGGGCGCTTTGTGATTTGTGGCGGAAGGGCAGCATCCACACGCGCTTGCAACGCCGTCTATCTCACCTCACCAGTCGCGAAGACCCCCATGTGGTGCTGGAGGAAATGGACGATACCCTTGACCGTATTGCTGATGTCGACACCAGACTAGTGGATATCTTCGGCGACGAAATACGCCTCACACTACCGCAGCAGGATTAG